CGTTCTCCCCGTCTGGAAGGCCGTAGGAAATGAAACTGATTCCGGTGAATGTTGATCCTTCTGGGGCAGTCAAAAGGACTGACTGGTTCTCCCAGACCTTCTGCCAAACAGAGTTTTCTGGGATTGCTGGTACGGTTGGTTCGCCAATCAGGGAGGCATTCTTGATCGATGGCCCGTAACAGCCGGCCCAAAAGAGACCATCCTTCCCACTGAAGGTGACAGTCACTAATTCATTTGGTGATGTAGTCGTGATAGAGAGCGTCTGGTTCTGAGGGGGCATTGACGCTGTGGATACTCCAGTGCTTTGCACTTCGTCGCTATCTGCCAGGGTCGCCTGGTATGTCCCGCCCCAGACTCCGGCCACCGTGTAGGAGAGGGTTAGGCTCGATGGCTCAGGAACTACGATTTGTTGATTGACCGAGCCTTGGACATAACTGAAGAACAGTCCGTTCTGACCATCCCACCCGCCAACAGCGGGCATACCATTCGAGCATGAGGCTCCGCCGGTCGGGCCACTCCACCCACCCTGATCAAGAACAAATGATCCGTTCGATAAGTATTGACTGGAGGCGATGACCGACGTGGCCGGTGCAAAGAAGGCCAGCACTGACACTGGAATAAAGATAAAAGCCCTAGTTAGGCGCAGCAATCCCCTCACCACACACCCCAAGAAAAAGTGTACCACTAATGGGTATACTTAAATGGGAGGTAGTTTTTATGGAGGAGTGATGGTTGTCAGGCTTCTGCGTAAAGCCCCAACTCCTCAAGCCGAGCAGTAATTTGACTTTCGTACTTTGAGGCAATCCCGGCAACTAACACCTGGATAAGGTCATTGCGCTGGCGCTGGGCGGTGCCTGGCCCAATGTGTTGCTTGTACAACAATTGCGGGATGTGGTGCATGCGGGTCTTGAGAAACGTGCGAACGATCAGTTCGTAATCATCGGCTACGGGATAGGACGGATCATGCCCGTTTAGTTCTCGATACACATCAGCCCGCCAAGCCCGCACATGATTGGGGGCGGAAACAATGTGCCGGATGGTTGCGTTGTTGATGGCCGGCGCGCTCATCACCCATACGCCATGAGCGTCCGACCAATACTCCGAACCATAGCCGAACGCCCAGCCTTCTGGATAAATACCAGATTCCCCGGAGGACAGAATTTCGCACCAGTCTGAATACACAAAGCCGACATCGCTATTATCAGAAAACGCAGAACTGATAATAGCGAGGGCGTCTGGTGTCAGTTCATCGTCGTGGTCAAGTTCAACGAGAATGTCGCCTTTAGCAACCATAAAACCTTTTCTTTTTACGTCGCCGATTGAGCCTGAGTGAACGTGGGAGCGATGCATCTGGATTTTGTATCTCTCATCAGCGCAAAATCCGTATAGTTGTCTCCAGGTTTCGTTGTCGGTTGAGTCATCCCAGATAACCCACTCCCAGTCTGTGAATGTTTGTGATTTTAGGGAAGCCCAAGTGCGGGCAAGAATTTCCTGGGGGGTGTTATGTGTGGGCGTAATGACGGAAATCATAAGAAGTGTTTCAGGATTGCTGATGTTGCCAGCCCAATCCAAGCAACATTAAAGAGGATAATAGTCGGGAGTGTTTTGTGGGTCGATGACCAAATAAGCGCAACACTTGAGGCGATGGCAAAAATGTATAGCCACCACCATTGGGTACCGAAAAGTAATCCTGGGAAAATGATTATTAGTTTTGTTACGAATCCCCACGCCTCAACAATGTTGGGTCGGCTCCAATATTGTTTCTGAGACATTGCCTTGATGGCATCATGTATCTTTTTGTAAAATTCGACGATGTGATTCATTCTATCGATAATCCATTTTGTCTCTCATGCTCTCGTCTGGCGCGGACAATTTCATTCAAGTGGGATGGCCCTTTGGTGAAGTACCAATGTTCTGGTTCAGCAAAATGAAAGAAAATCATCTGCACTTGATTATTCGCCGGGTCGGGAAACTTTTCGCGCCAGTGGTACTGGTCTTCGCCGTAATAACACACTGCTTGGTTTTGCTCAAGGTGCATCTCCTGCCCCTCAACATAGATGGGCCATTGAGTTTTATGGGAAAGACATAAATCAATCGTGTAGGTACAGGCGTTATCGTCCACATGGCGCGGAAGTCGGGCCTTGAATCCGCGATAGATAACCCACATACAGTAGGTGGGTTTTAATGTTGGGGTAAAAATGGCTCGGGCTTTATCTAATAGCACCTCATGATATCGCTCCAATGCTTTCTTTTGGTCTGCCGCATCTAAATGGAATCTGCCCAAGAACGGCTCATAGGGAATAATCCGAGTTTCGTTGATTAGGGACAGTTCATTATTTAATTGGGTGAATATATGCGGCTCAAAAACTTCATCAATGATGAATGCCGGAGGCCTTGTAAGCAAAGTTCGATTGGTCAATGGGTCATAGTAGGTGCTCATTGGCCAAGGGCTTTCCGTCATCAGGTGCGTCCGTGGGGTGACTGTTGCTTTGTTGTATTATGAATGTACTGACAATCCATTTGTCACTTGAAATAGGCATACAGCCCTGATGTGGGTGCGTCCAGTACGCAGGGAACAGTGCTATTGAACCTACTCGTGCAGGCACAAAAACATCCTGATGACGAAAATATGTTTCTCCGCCGACATCAACTGTATTCAGGTAAACAACAGCACCAAGAACACGCTCCGGAACAGTCGCGGGGAGCGGCCCTCCATCAATGTGCTCACGGTAGTACCCACCGCCCTTTATGTATCTTTGCACCCTGAAGCCAGTATCAGACATTCCTGGCCAATCCCAGAGCCATGTAAATTGTTCTTGGTAGTAACCAACACAAGAAAATAGTACTTGAGTAACTTCATTCTCATAAGATGAAAGTGGTTCTGGCGGAACGCCGCTGTTTATCAAATTAGGGGATGACCAACTCATGTCCATGCTGTTTTTAACGTATGGCATTAAGCCGCCCATGACCGGCCCTGGAGAAAATAATTTTTCGTAATATGTTGATAATTCCCGAATCACCGAGGAACATAATTCTTCGCTCAAAGCATTTTCGGCAACCATAATGGCCGAGGACTTTCCCGCAGGCCATGAAAATTTGATAGTCATAGATAGTATCTCGTTTCAGGCGTACGACAGAAATTTTTCGTAGACATTAAGGATGTCTCGCAAGTGAAGTTGAGCGCTGTCACTGTAGGCGGCGTTCGAAAAATTAGGTTGCCAGGTGAAGGAGCCATCTACCAACTCTAGGTCGTCCGGGTCCACTCCCGCAAGTAGCGCAGCAGTAAATAATTCTGTTTCCAACCGGCGACGCGCAATTTCTCGTGCAGTAGTTTTTTGACTTTCCGTAATGATGAATTCCATATCAAACCCCTATCAATCTCGTCTCATGATTTTAAACAAAGATGTTTTTTCTGGTTTGGCTAATTCAGAGTCTACATCTCTTTGCAATTTTTTGTATTTACTTTTCTGGTTGAGCGGCATGAATGCCCCGCCGAACCCTCTGTGCTTGAGGAGGTCGTAAGACCTTGAATTGCCCCACAGGATTTCCGATTCCTTGCTTCTCTTAAATGGAATAACGTGCCACATGGGGCGCCCTATTTCAAGTTCGAAAGGCTCGTCCCCCAGCACACTAATGACCATATGGGCGGAGTGATAGTAGTCTGTATTGACCACCGCCGGAAGCATTGTGTAATTTGGATCGGGGTCCCAGAGCGGGGGCAGAAACAGGGATGACCAACCCGGTGGAGTTTTTATTTTCCAGGGATTGATGACCTTGATGTAGTTTGATTGTTGAAGTTTACGTGCCCTGGAAACAGGGCATTCTCCTGTTTGCGAATATGAGAAACCCTCAATCAAAAATTGTTGACAGTCGCGCGTCAGGTCAAACTGTGCTTCCCAATTCCTGCCGTTCAATGACGGACGAATCATCAATTTGGCCCACAGTGGAATGGTAAAGCCTGTTGCAAGATAATCAGACGTGCCGGAGCACCGCTTGATGCTTCCCTCGGCGCCGCTGAGTTCCTTCCACCACTGAGGCCAATTTCCTGTATTGACGTATGGGCGACATGAGTCGTCCATTAAATTAGGGTCAGGACAAGACAGCAACACTTGATTCTTTTTTAATTTAGGCAAATCATCAAAAACTTCTGGATTAACTATTTGCAGTTGCTTTGAGCGCCTGGGCATGGTCCACCAATTTCTGTTGAATGAGTTCCAATGATATTTGTGAAATATTCTTTCTAGAGGACTGACGAGAATTGTATGCGTCTAGTTGTATTGATGCAATCTCCTTGTTGAGCACCCCCTGGCCCTGGGCCACATGCCACAAATGTGCTGCACCAAATAATTCAAATCCCGTTGAGGGTATGTCGTGATGCTCAGGGCACCTGGTGTTCCACAATTCAAGAAGGTGCGCCAACAACTCCGGTTTTTCTGCCTTTTGCTGTTCCGCCCACATCGGTGTGTCGTCTCTGTCTGAAATATAGTGGAGTGAAATCATGCATAGAATATTTTCCATAATAGAATCCATGACACGGTGATATTCCTTGACTCCGTATGTTTTCTCACGCGAGAATGTTGGAAGGTATGAGCAAATAAGCCTGGCCTGTTGAATCGTAGTAGAAATTGATGTTGCCTCAAGCGGTTCAACAAATCCTGCAGCCAATCCAACTGCGACACAATTGTTTTTCCAAGTTGTTTTGAAGTACCCCGATTTGAAAGAAAGCGTTTTCGCTGGCTCTATTTCAAACCCGTGAGTGTCTGAAGCCTCTTTAACCGCCTCATCGACCGAGCAGAAATCTGATGAAAAAACATAACCATTACCGCGGCGTTTCTGGGTTGGAATTTCCCACATCCAACCATTTTTTAATGCCCTAGCGCGTGTATATGGGCGTATCTGACCCGACGGGCACGATGGCGTTGGGAACGCGACTGCGCTATCACATGGGAGATACTTGCGATATGAAACAAAATTATTTTCCGAAATTGTGCTCAATATTTCACGACTGAACCCTGTTGCGTCGATAAAAAAGTCACCCTCAATTACACCCGGGTGCGAATCAATTTGTATGTGCTGAATAAACCCATGCTCATCTGCTCTGACATCTGTTACATTCGCATCAATAAAATAAATCTGCCTCTGTTTTGCAATCTGCGTCAGAAACAAGTTCAGTTTAAATGTATCGAAATGATATTGATTTGTTCCGAGATGCGTCTTGTCTCCGGCATCAATAATTTTGTTATCTATCAAACCGCGCCACGAGAATACGCTCGTTAGGGGCCAGCCATTCTCTAGCGCATGGGCGTAGCCGCCCCAGAAAGTCCCCGCACTTAAGCCCGTCCCACCCACGCTATGGAAATAGTCTGGCGTATGATTCGTCCAATTTTCGTATCTGATGCCGTACTTGTGCGTAATGTCGGCATTTCTTATCATGTCATGAACATCGATGCCGATGATTTCTTGAAAAAGACGCCAATGCTCTGTGGAGCCCTCGCCCACGCCCACGATGCCTATCGCGCTAGAGGAAACAACAACAACCTTATAGTCTGTAAAAAGAGTTTTTATTATAAGTGCGGTTACTAATCCTGCGGTCCCCGAACCAGCGACCACTATTGTCTTGTTTTTCATTTTTTGACCACAAATGTGAAGCCTGTTGCTAGGGGAACATGAAATAGATACTTGTCGTCGTCCTCGGTCAGGCGCGACAGATACTGGAAATAGGGGTGCCTCTCCTTCAGCGCATACAGTGCCCCAAAATCATTGACGGTATTGAGAATCATAAGTGAGTTCTGCGCAAGTTTTTCCCAGGCACTGTCAATAATTGAGAAATCATGGCTCATCATCTCGGTGTCAACAAAAAACACATCATAGTCAGTATCAATCACCCCACTCGCAAAATCTTGCATAGAGATGATGTGATCGTCCGGAATTTGCGCACCTATATATTGCTCCAAATAATCAATACTTGTTGTATTGACATAGTCTACGCGGGGAACAATTTCATTGAGCGTTGCAGCAAGAACATAATTCATGCCACAGAATAATAATTTAGAAGGATTTTTAATCCTTACGATTATTTCCACAATGGAGCGACTCAAAATTTCTATATCCATTGTTGAGCCCGTGAGATTACCTGGGTCAAGCCAATTTAGTTGGACGGAAAATCCAATAGCAGAACGACTTCTGTCCACGCCTGTTTCAACTTCTGACTGCAGAAACTGCGCATTTTTTGCGACAACAAGTGCCTTGTCTATTTCTGAGGAAGCCGTATGAGATAGCAGGTTTGCAAATTGGAAAACACCATAATTATCACTCATTTTCTATTCTCCATTTGAGAACATGAAACAGGTACCAAAAGCGCCTCAATGACATTTGATTTCTGCGCAATTCGGCGTGCCGTTCGATTGCTATGGGTGAATTTTGGTCATGACCGGCCGCCCCATATACATTGCTACAGGCTTCCTGTAGGTCGTTTAGGGTAACATCAGCAATGTCTTCAAGGTCAAAACCGAGTGTTGCAAAAACTATTGCTAGTTGCTCCTGGGCATAATTGAAATCGTCTTGCAAGTTATAGCCCATTGTTCTCGTCCTCAATTACAAAAACTATAGGTTGGTCAAGCATTGCGCAGGAAATAATGATTTCATCAGGTGTTTTGTAGCGACTCGTAATCGGGTCAAAATCAAAATCACCAAATTGCTCAGCGTTTGGGTCCCTGGGTTCTGGTGTCATCGGAACCACGTCACCAGAGAATATTTTACGGTTTCATCTTTTTCGCCTACGGGCTCAGCGATGTGTAGATACGGATAATTTGATGGGAACATAATTACACTCCCTGCTCGTGGCTCAATATTTACATTAAAGCGGGGGAATACTAGATTGCCTCCAGTGAAATTGTCGTTCAGAAAAGCAACCAGACTCAAACTTCGTGCGTTGCTTCTGAAGTGGTCATGGTGGGCGTGATACTCGGCGCCGCCGCCATACTTGAGCACGCGATACCCTTCGTCTGCTTCTAGGCTCAACTCAAAGATATTTCTGTAGTCCCATACAATCGGGTCAATTTTTTCCCAGATTTTCCGCCACTCGGAAACAAGAGGAATCATTCGTTCGACGCGGACCTCATCAGAGCCCAGGGGTGCTAATTCGCAGCCCAATGATGTTCTCATGTTGGAAATCTGCCCTTCACCAGTGGCGGACTTTTCCCATCGCACATATCCCCAAGTCTGGGAGCACTCTTCTTCAAGGAGTTTAATGAAATTATCAGCGTCAAAAATATTGTCATACTGGCAAATTGCGACGGCGTGCTCTTTAAATTTCATGTCACTCAGCGATTCTCGCGCGAATTTGTTCAAGTTTTTCCAATGCCTCTAGAATATTGACGAACTGTTCACGCAAACCCAAGTTTTCCTCGGAGATGTCCGTCAGTGGATTAAGGGTCTCCATATCAACTGAATCTGGGTCCAATCCGGCGATGATAAGGCATGTAAACAACTGCTCCTTAAGACCCCCTACCCGTAGGTCAATTGCTGCCAACTTACGCTCTTGACTCAGTGTGTCAAAAAATCCCATTGTTTTATCTCCCTGGTTCGTCCTGTACTGTAACTACATTCTTGCACATCTCAGCACCGTTCCGCGTACTTATAACGACATAGTTGCCGGGTTTGGGAAATCTGTGTTTCACAACAATCCGATGCTCTTCTATAATGTCCGGCACCATCTCACCCACGACCCGCTCAATGTCGTCATCATCATCTATTTCCATAAGAATCAATTTTATTTCTTTACACGATTCAAAATCATCTACCATAGTAAAAACAAACAATTGATTTACGCCAATCGGGGAGTTACACTCAACATATTTTTCGACGGGGATAGAAAGCAAGGTCACCCGAGAATCATCAAAATCTAAAGTTTTTGTTCTGGGGGAATGCCCATTTAGTATTGGCAAAACCCATAGACGAGCAAGTTTTGACGCCTCTTCAGCCATTGAATCGTCTGGACAAAAAATGACTCGGTCCATTAGATATCAACGACTTTTGTAAAGGGGAAGTTGCTGTGGCTCATCTGCGTGTTGGCTGTTCCGGCGTTGCGCGCAATAACTATAACGCCTCCATCCTTGCCGGTCTCTCCAGTTGAGCCGGAACTTGCTGTGCCTGCCGTTCCCCCGGCACCCCCAGGGCCACCCGGCCAATTTGGATGCGGAGTCGCGGACGGATTCGCAAAGGGATTGCTGCCCGTTGAGCCAGCAGGATGGTTTGACGCGGGGTGAGGGAAAACACCTGCGTTGTGTCCTGAGTTCCCGGGGTGCGCCGCAACATAATTAAGTCCGTGACCCGCGTTGTGGTGCCCAGGGTGAGAGCCCGGGCCGTGGGCGTGGTGGCCGTGCCCAGAGTTGTGATTACCGGCGTGATGCCCAGAGGGGTGATGATGTGAACCGTGCCCAGGGTTGTGAGTACCGCCGTGATGTCCAGGCCCATGAGGATGTGTACCGTGCCCAGCGTTGTGCCCTTTGCCCTGCGGATTGGCATTGTGGTTAGTATGAGCGCTATGGGGTCCATTCGCAGGGTGGGGGCCAACATTATATCCAGGCCCATGATGAATGGCATTGCTGTGTCCGTTGTGGTTAGTAGTAATATTATGGGGCCCATTCGAAGGGTGAGAGGCATGATGCGTTCCACTCGGATGATGATGAGCATTGCTGGTTGCGTTGTGTTGCAGGTGAAAGCCAGTTCCATTGGGACCATGAGACCCGGTGGTATGTCCAGGCCCATGATTTACATGGTTGTGGTTCGCGTTGTGAATCGCTGGGAGAGGTCCGCCCGCATTGTGAGCGACGCCGGGGTGTGACTCTGGAATTGAGTTATTAAATGGGGTTCCGGTGTGGGCATTAAAACTATGAGGACCATTCGCCGGGTGAGGCACACTCCCTGCGGGGTGTCCTCCAGCATTGTGGCTTGCGGGCCGAGTCGGCGCGGATGTTCCTGGGTTGCCAGCAGAACCAGCAGTGGCGGCGCTTCCCGCTGAACCCGCCAAACCCCTACTTACAATCGTGCCGGACCCAGCGAGAGTCTTGGTAACTACGATGACTAGACCACCGCCAAGACCGCCTGAGCCTCCAGCCCCTGCGGTGGCTGCAGTTCCAGGGTTCCCGGCGTTTCCGATACCACCGGGCTCACCCGCGCTCGCGCCAGGAAAAACACCCAAAGGACCAGCGCTACCAGCACTACCAGAACCCGCGTTAGAAATAATTGCTCCAGCACTGCCTGCTGCCCCAAGTGAACCAGAACCAATTTTAGTTATAGTGCCGGCTGCGGTAATAAACCATCCAGCAAGTGCGTCGTCCAAATCGTTCAGCGCAGAAGTATCAATAGAATTTGTACTATCCCCCCAAGCGCTGTTCGGATTGAGTGAGCCTTGTCTGCCAGCAATAGTGCCGCTACCATCAGAAATGTTTGCCGCCGTAGCCGTGGGGAAACCGATTACTCCATTATTAGTTAATGTTCCTTGTACGAAAATACGAAAACCGTTAGTAACAAGCACTCCACCGGAATCAACGGTCAGAGAGGAGTAGTACATATCCCGTATGAGGTGTACTGTTGTGCCATTAGTAATGGTGACAGAGCCGTCTAGTCCTGTGCCAAAAATGGAGTCTCCGCCAGTTCTCTGAACTAATGATTTATTTATTTTTCTGACCGCGCCCATCGCTAAACAACCTGTGAATAAATTACGGTTCCCGAGTTGCAGCCAGTTCCGCCAGTAACATCCGTCGATACGCTGGGATGTATGACAGAAGCGGAAGAGATAACAATAATTACTCCTCCCCCGCCCCCGCCCGAGCCAGGAGTTCCGGGCGCTCTAATTTGTGCCGTTCCTCCGGCAACACTGATGTACCTCGCGGCGAGAATTACGACACCACCACCTATGCCAGCAAAACCGCCGGCCCCTCCGCGCAAAAAAGTAGGTGTAGTTGATGTGCCGGTAACGGAATATCCACGAACAGACTGATTTGGTTGGTAGTAGAAGTTTGTTCCCCCCGTAGCCGCGGTCGGAGCGGTGGCGGTCTGCGTTGCACTTGAGCCCCCAAGACTGTGAGTCACCGCAGTCGCAATTCCGCCACCCTGTTGTATTGAGCCAGCAGTGGAAAACCCTATTGTATAACCGATGGTTGAACCATTATTCAATGTCAGAAGATTTTGAACGAAGATGCGGTATCCGCCGGGGTTAAGTCGAACGCTTGCAGAAAGAGTTAGATTGTAAAAAAACAGGTCCCTTGTTGCCGTGTAAATGGATGACGCTGGAGCCATACCAAGGACAGTAGTTGACCCATCTAGCGTCTGGCTGCCGTCAACAGATGAGCCGTATACGGAGTCGGGGGCGTCAAGGAATGCACTTAAATTAGAGTTCGCTTTTGATGTTGTTGATGGTCCAGAGACGACGCTCAAACCACCTCCATTGACAAAAAAGAACTTACCCATTTTAGTATTCCTCGTATCCGTTCAAAATTACATTTACGGTTGTTCCTGCGCTTGCCGAGCCAAGTATTTGGTCGGAGGTCGTGGCGCTTGCTGCGGAAGCGCCACCCTCATTAGTCAAGACCAGCGATGTCGACAGCGTGATTGTTTCGTTGGCTGCGAGGGAAAAACCGCTGAGAAAGTTATTGGATGTTCCAACAGAAACATTTTTTACCTTCAATGACATGGTTACGGTAACCGCGCTACCAGACGTATTGCATAAAACAATTTCCTTGATAACCGCAGTGGTTCCCCCGGTGCTTGAGTTGGGCACTGTATATATTGATGAGTTGGCAGTATTTGACAACTGCGCTGGACCTGCTAGTCGTTTTACTAAAACTGGCATTAGATTACCTCCATAATGAATCTACGATTATCAGTAGTTTCACGACGAACTTCTACTGACGCGGTTACATAGGTTGATGTGTTCGTCGAATCTTGCGAGTCTTGTGCCGCTTCTTCCCCGGCCGTAAAATTGGCGGTTGAAGCCGTTTCCGTTGACCCGTCATATGTGTAGCGTACTCTTGTCATTATTCACCTCTCACTAGTTGGTATATCCGTAAAGTTTCCAGGACCCAGATAAGTTGACTGCAGAAGAACCCAGTCTAAAACTTTGAAATTGTATCCCATTATAGGCATTTGCCGTAGTGTGCTGAACGGTCCCCGTATAGTTGCCAAATGTCGATGCGCAGTGTGCTGAAATTATTGTTCTGTCAGCAACATTGGGGCGAGAAATATCCATAACTATGTGGCTGTCTGCGTTGGCTATTACTCCACAAATACCGAGAGATGAGTTTTGCCCGAAGAAATTGTCACTGCTTCCGCCATAAGTTAGGCCCTGAACTGCGTAGTAGTAACTTGTTGTAGCAGCCGTGCTGCCCGATAGTAGATTTATAAAAAATAAATATGTATTTGAACTATTGGCCTGTAGGTCACTGATTATCAATCGATAATTGTCATAAGTGGCCGAAAAAACAGATTGTAAATTAACCTGCGTAGCGCCAGAAAATGTTCCGCTTGATAGATATACAAGCCCAATATTTCCTGTGGTGGCAATGGTTCCGTTCGCATTGGGGAGTGTTAGGGTCCTGTCTGCAGAGAGCGTTGTCGGCGTAAGCGTTACTTCGTAAGTTCCGGAGCCTCCAGCGCGACCCCGAAGTGCTACACCATCTTCGGTGGCTACTTCTCTTGCGGTGATAGAACCAATGACATCTAGTGATGTTGCTGGCGATGAGGTATTGACACCGACGCGGTTATTTGTTGCGTCAACATAAAGCACATTTGTGTCGACTGATAGCGCTGCCGCAGAGAGCCTCGTTCCGTCAAATGTGAGATTTGCACTACCTGCGGCTGCGTTTGAACCATCTTTGTATACAACTTGGTTAGCACTGCCAGCGACTGGGCCAGTTGCGCCCTGCGCGCCCTGACTTCCAGTTGCGCCTTGCGCGCCTTGCGCTCCGGTTGCTCCAGTAGAACCCTGCGGTCCGGTGTCCCCCTGCGGACCCGTTGCGCCTTGTGGGCCCGTTGCCCCCTGTGCTCCTGTCGCCCCCTGTGCGCCCTGAGGACCAGTTGCCCCAGTCGCACCAGTATCACCCGTGGCTCCCGTGGCTCCCTGTGCGCCAGTTGCCCCCTGCGGACCCTGTGACCCTGCTGCTCCCTGAGGACCCGTGGCTCCTTGGGGTCCTGCATCGCCCTGAGCGCCCTGAGGGCCGGTCGAACCCTGGGGTCCTTGCGCACCAGTTGCTCCCGTCGCACCCTGAGCACCCGTTGAGCCCTGTGGCCCCACATCACCCTGTGGTCCTTGTGCACCAGTTGCGCCGGTTGCCCCTTGGGTACCTGTCGCACCTTGCGGTCCCTGTGCCCCCGTTGCTCCGGTTGCCCCCTGTGCACCCGTAGCACCAGCGTCTCCTTGTGGACCCTGCGCGCCCGTTGCACCCTGCGCGCCCGTTGCACCTTGAGCACCAGTAGCACCCTGTGCCCCCTGCGCCCCCTGTGCCCCTACATCTCCAGTTCTGGCAAACGTAATGATGACGTCATCGTTGTTTGCGAATGGTGTAGTGCTTGAGCCTGTAACAAACGACGACGAAACGCGAAAGAATCCGGTTTCTTCAGTTATTGAAGAAATGGTGAATAGGGCAAATGCCGACGAATCACCTTTTTTAGAAACACGGAAGTGACCCTTAATTGTGCTCGTAGAGTCATCAATTGTCCTTAGGTATGACTGAATGTCCGTTGAGTTGTCATCAACATCATCAATAATTAGTTCAGTCGATGTATCAAGGGGTGAATTATTAAACTTTAGTTTTCCTGCACCGGGGTCAGTTTGTGCGGTATTTGAATCAAAGGTGTAGTCAAATGTAATTCCGCCAAAGTTGCCCTGAGCACCCTGTGGACCCTGTGAGCCTGTTGCCCCCTGTGCTCCAGTTGAGCCTTGTGCTCCGGTGGCCCCCTGAGGGCCAGCATCTCCCTGAGGACCAGTTGCTCCTTGTGCGCCGGGATTTCCTTGTGGACCAGTTGCTCCTTGAGCGCCGGTAGCGCCCTGAGGTCCGATGTCGCCTTGTGCGCCGGTTGCTCCCTGTGAACCCTGTGCCCCCGTAGCGCCCTGAGGACCGGTTGCTCCCTGTGCACCCGTAGCGCCCGTAGAGCCTTGTGGACCAGCACCCCCCTGCGGTCCTGTCGCCCCCTGTGTTCCTTGAGGACCCTGAGGTCCTGTATCCCCTTGGGGACCAGTTGCTCCTTGTGGACCAGTAGAACCCTGAGGTCCCTGAGAGCCCTGAGGACCCTGAGCACCCTGTGCGCCCTGAGGACCGGTTGCTCCCTGTGCCCCCTGAGGACCCTGGGGACCAGTTGCCCCCTGTGGTCCTGTGTCTCCTTGTGGCCCAGTTGCCCCTTGCGGTCCTTGAGCACCAGTGGCACCAGTTGAGCCTTGTGGCCCTGTTGCTCCCTGTGCTCCGGTGGCCCCTTGTGCTCCAGTGGCTCCCTGAGGGCCTTGAGCGCCCGTAGCGCCCACATCGCCCTGAGGACCGGTCGCGCCCGTGGCGCCGGTAGCACCCTGTGCTCCGGTTGCCCCCTGTGGTCCGGCCGCCCCCTGTGCTCCGGTGGCACCCTGTGGTCCAGTGTCCCCTTGTGGCCCCTGTGTACCCGTAGCGCCCTGAGAACCGGCCGCCCCCTGTGCTCCCTGAGGACCCTGCGCCCCCTGAGGACCAGTTGCTGTCGTGGGTTTGAATTTTGTACCGTCAAATACTAGGGCCTGGTTGCTTGTTGCGCCCGTCGTATCTACCTCAATATCATCGACAAAGAGTGCAGCAGCCTTAAAGGTGTCGTCGGTTTTGAGGACGTCGGCACTGTCGCGATAGAGATTAGTATCCGCAGCACCGCTTCCTGGTCCCCAAACTAAACGGCCACCCGCCTGTACCTGGAGGCGAGCATAGGTATCTGCGTCAACGAAAACGGTAATGGCATCAGAACCGGCAGACGATAACTGCCGTATCGTTATGGGAACGGTAAATTTCTGTGCCACGACCTCAATCGCTTCCTATTCGCGGCCCCTCAAGGCCCTTTATCAACCGACTACAACGATTGTGTAATCATTTACGGAAATTGACCCCAAGAGAACCACAGATATGGTGTTTCCATTTGAGCGCGTTACGTCACCAATAACAGTTGCTCCGGTGTTCACTTCATAAATCTGCACGTTGACGTCAGTTGTTCCGAAGTTATGCGTAACCGTAGTGGTCGATGTTCCGCTTACTGATGCTGCGCAACCTTGTTTTGCGACTCGCGCAAGAGATGGGGTGCTGGTTGTGCGACCAGTTGATTCGCCTGATGCTGAAGCAAGGTTCGTTCTAGCCCCAGATTCAGTCGCCGCACCAGTGCCACCATGAGTGACCGCAATGGCCGTGCCGTTCCATGTCCCCGCAGAAATTGTTCCGACTGTAGTGATTGAATCATCACCAGTATATGTTCCCCCAGCAACTGTTGCCAGGGTTGCGTTGTAGGCCTGTACGTCAGTGCCGATAGCAAGACCAAGCGTGGTGCGCATGTCTGATGTGGTTGAATCGTCAAGGAGCGTTCGTGCTGTCGCCGTTAGGTCGGCCAATGCGGCGGTGCCCGAGCCGGTGAAGTAGGGCATTTTGTTTGCCGCTGATGTTAGGCCAGCAAGTGCGGTAAGTTCGGCATCGTGCGCCTGAACATCTGTGCCAATCGCAAGGCCAAGATTGGACCTCGCCGTTGAGGCACTGGTGGCGCCCGTACCACCGCTTGCAATCGCGATTGCCGTGCCGTTCCATACACCGGTTGTAATGGTGCCCAGTGTCGTGATGGTTGACTGTCCAACATATGTTGAAGCAATATCAATTGTGTCGGCGTTAACGGTGATTCTGTCAGCCGTACCAACTACATCAAGAGTATTGCCATTTTTTGTTAGACCCGCACCAGCAGTTATTTGTCCGGCACCGGAAAACTGTGCGAATACCAGGGGGGTCGTTCCCAGAGTAATTGTGTCGTTCGTAGTCAGGACAAAGCCCGCATCACCATTTACAGTACCCTCGGTGACAAAGGTGAACATTCCTGCAGTTACTTCGGCAGAAGTATCCGCGTCATCGGCGCGACTTGGGGAACCGGACGCGGCAACTACGTAAATTCCGTTTTCGGATGCACTGTCCTGGTTCTTTACGAGGACTCTGTTCCCGGTTGCAAGCACTACGCCATCAATCGTGTCGCCATTTTCCAGCCCTGAAGAAAGCGTGATTGCCTCCGTTGTAGCAACACGAACTGACGCCTTGACATCTAGGCCAGACCTTGCTGCGTCTACATAGGCCTTGGTCGCAGCATGCCCAGCCTCGGTTGGTGTGGCAACACTAAGATTTCCGTTCGCATCTCGTTTGGCAATCTTGCTGGCAGTCGCCGCATCTGTCGCATCATTGATGGCATTCCAGAACGACGCTGGCAACAAACCCGCACTGTCTGTATCAGCAAGATTGAGTGTCAGCGAAACGGTACCGTTTGATTCACTAACAGTTAGGGCATCGGTGTGCGCGCCACCAGCCGAGATGGTGTGGGGGAGCGAACGCCATGCACCGTTGGCGTAAACTTTGATGGTATCAGTCGTGCTCTGATAGATGAGACGGCCTTCGAAGTTGCCCGAACCAGGGTCACTGGCAACAACCTCAAATGTCGCATTGATAAGTTGATTCTGATTGAGGTCAATATTTGTTAGGAATTTTTGGGCCATTTTTATTCCTTAAGTTAAGTAGGCAAAACCAGAAAATGGTGCACTAAATAATACCCTAACTTGGGTATTTGATAAATATTGTACCTCACCAAAAACCACCGTACCCGCAGAATCAACAACTGTTACGCTTGGCTTTCCACCAAGCGTGTGGGTAATCGTCCAGGTCGACGATACGGTGCCTTGGGTATGAACATGTCGGCGAGTAACGCCCTGTGATATTGACCCCGTTGCTACAGTAACGGAGTTTGTTACTGTTTGAATAGTGACGAGGTTCTGGTCTTCTTGATTAACGGTTACGGTATTTGGCGTATCCTGTTGAATGTTGACAGTATTGGGTATGCCGCTCATCTGGTAACCTCGGGCAGCAGCGTGAATGTGCCCTTTATGAGTTTTGACACATCGCCGGATGAACTAATAATTTCCAGGTCATAAACACCGCTAGTTTCAAGTGCTGCTGTCTCTGCAGAGGTCATCCTGACTGTGGCTTCACCATTCACGGCATCCGTATATTCGATGCCATTATTCTCGGTTGTCAATTCAATCATGACCGCTGTTGACTCTATTGTACGACGTATTTGCATACGCGCCGTATAGTCAGTAAAATCCCAAGGGAGCATCACTGATGCATCATCGGGGTCGGGGTATTCGACGGTAATAATTCGGCTGAAAGTAGAGCCCTGTTCGCAAGTTATATTATAAATACCAGCAAGCATGGTTCACTCTCCTCCAACATCACTCAATATTGTAGTTGAGTTGGGTATGTCCTGGCAGGACTATCAGAGGATGGAGCCAGAGTCCTTATTGGGGCCGACTTTCTTCAGTCCGAATGCAGCGGCAACAACGGCCACAGCAGCAACTGCGCCAACCTTTAGGTTGTCGGCATTTGTGAGTGCATCGAAGTCTGATCCAGCCTCAACCCAAACGCCCACATATGCAGCAACAAATGCTGTTACTGCACGCTCTGCGGTATCTTTAATGAATTTAGTTGACATAACTACCTCCATAAATATTATACATTAATGAGTGCGATAATCTAGGAGATACTCCCGCCAACTGTCTGGTGGCCCTCAACGTAAAAATTTCGTGCCCTAAATGCGAAAGTCCCTGGTGCTGAACAGTTACTCTGGTATTGACCCCAGCCGGTACCATTGACGGCAACTTTTGCTTTTTTTTCGCTGATGTCGCTTCCACCCATATAGACACCATAGGAACGCTCTCCTGCGGTAAAGTTTGGCGGAGGATTATAGTTCAACCCCCCTTCTGAGAACGCAATCCCAAATAGGGATGACCAGCCACTGGGTGTTCCTCCGTTCAAGATCTCCCATTGCGTGTTTCGTGTTGAAGAGTTGAGGTTTGCAAGACCGCCGTCTGCTTCTCGGTGTGTTAGTAGTTCGGCAAACTCACAATTGATCGTATTGATAAATTTGTACCCCACCTCACTGTCGGTTGATGGTGAAGACGGTAGCGTCAAGACCACATTACCGATATCGGTTGTCCCACATGTTCCCTGAAGTGCAATAACTTTTTCTGTATAATCAGCTGACGCTGGATATCTCCAAGCAACGTTCTTCTTTGGTGTTACGAAACTCCTGGTATTGCTGTTCCCGGAGTTAGCAAAAATTCTATTGGTGACATAGGCATATATTGAATATGTTTGGTTAAAACTTAGCCCATCAACAGACCATACCCATTTGTCACCAGAAGATGTTGCGGAATATGTGCCAACACCAGATATGACTAATGTGGCTGAGGTGCTATATGTCGGTTGCATCATTTCAAGCTTTGCGGTTGTTGAGTTTACATTCATGTCGCTATGCCAGTTAAGTGTTCCGACAGTAGGTGTCAATGGGTCCAGCTGCCGAATCGCAGGATGTTCGTTGCTACTGGCCCCATAGGTTCCGACGGTTCCTGTTGTTGCTGAAACTGCGGCAACCTCAACTGTGAAAAATTCATTTGCCCCAACACCAACTGCAACTGTTTTTGATGTTTCTGCCGCTGTGAGTGTTCCAGAGTTGACGATAGTCCCTCCAGAGTTTTTTGTTCTCCAGTTATAGCTAGCAATCGCATAGGTTCCACCTGTTGGTGTTGATCTAGTGAACGTGGCCTGGGTGGTGTTGACGCTATTGACTGTTACGCTTGGCGCGAGGTATGCCTTCTCAACATCGGTTGATGTCGTCGCAGTACCTGCCGTACCAGCTAAACCGGATGTTGCAGAAACTGCTCGAACTTCGACCGTATGTGCGGCATTATGCACCAGACCAGTGATTATGTAGTCGGTGCTAGGCGACATAGGTGTTGTTGTAAACCCTGATGTCAGCTCAGTTGCACCACGATACAGACGGTACTGATAGTAGGATACCGCATAGGTCCCGCCACTGGAAGCCGCGAAGCTCCACTTTAGTTTGGTAGCATTTAGTGGATCGACGTCAGAATCAAGCTGAGTCAATGTTACGACTGGAGCGCTATTTGCTACTTCGGCAGAAGTTGTGGCGCTAGCTGAACTTGATGCCGGACCAGACTGTCCCGTTACATCAACTCCGCGCATTGTTATCGAGTGGGCGGTTGATGGTATGAGTCCACTAATTGTGAATGATGTTGCGGAACCACTAATCGATCCAGTGTACGCGGCACCATTTAAACTGTATTCAAAGTAAGAGATCGTAAATGAACCGGTTACTGCAGTAAAATTCACAACAACCGTAGTTGGGGTTACGCTTGTACTATTGATAGTTGGTGCACCCGGTGGCATGCCACTGGTGAGCCCCAAACCGCGTGCAGCAGTTGCGCCGAAAGAAGCAAACAGGGGCATATTAGGTAGCAAACCTAGTTCTAGAGGCGAAAACCGTATAATTATCCGCAGTAGTGCGTACAATTGTGTAGGTATATGCGTCTGTTCCCGCACTGGTGTTTGTGGTTCCGGGAGTAATGCCACCCTGCCATAACGTAGTTACACTTGATGCGCTAGTGATGGTGATCGAACTTGAATACCCCGCGCTTGATCCAACTTTTACTATGACAACTATTGTTACAGCTCGTCCATCAGCGCCGAGAAGCGTGTTGATGTTTGCATTTGTAAAAGTTGGCGTCCATGTGGTGGTAACTGCTGTAGATGGATTGTAAAAGAAAGCAGTGGAGCTAGTTGGATCAAGCGACAACACACCAGAAGGCGATGACGTAGAGTAGCTCCACTGCTCTATTGCTCTACTCAGAACAGATTGGTTAATTGTTGAGGTGGAAAGAGTAGCGGAGTTGATTACTGGTGATGTTAGGGTTTTATTTGTGAGGGTTTGAGTTGCGGTAGGCGTCACTGCTTCTGCCCAAACGACGGCCGAAGCGGTACTTGAGAGAAAGTAACCGTTTGTGCCATTAAGTATTTTGTCAACGGTGACCGCATCGTCGGCCAGTCCTGTAGTTGCTACCTGTCCCCATTTGAGACCTGGGCCTACCGTGCTGTCGGCAATAAGAACAGTACCGTTTGTGCCCACCGGAAGCGCGACAACTTCTCCGGCCCCCACTGTGGGGTCAAAGGTTGCCAAG